GCAACTGGCGGCAGATCGACTCGGCCCTGTTCCTTCTCTGCCAGGGCTTCTCTTACCAGGAGGCGGCCAACCTGGCCGGGATATGCCGCAAGACGCTCCACAACTGGATTCGCCAGGCCCGCCAGCGGCCGCTGATGGCCCCGGAGTGGCTCATCAGCCGCGCAGCGGCCCGACAGCGCGCCAGGCTGTGAAAAAGCAGTTTCAACGCAGAGCACGCAGAGAACGCGGAGGAAAAAAGGGGAGAAGAAGCAAAAGCGAAAATGTTTCTTCTGTTTCTTCAATTATCTCCTCTGCGCTCTCTGCGTGCTCTGCGTTGAAACTCTTCTTCTTCTTCTTTCCCCAACCGAGGATTAACCATGAAACCCGATACGCTGCCCGCGCTGCCGCCATCGCTGCGGCGCGGCACCATTCGCCGGATACCCCGTCAACTCTTGGACGATGCCGCCCAGGAGGCCTGGGCCGCCCACCTGGCCGGCGCCGACGCCAACGCGGCCGTGTGGAAATACGTCAAACGAACCGCCCGCCGCGAGAGGCGAGTGGTCTGCTTTTCGCAACTTGACCCAAAGGTCCTCCACCGCATCTACTGCGAGATGCCCGAACGGTAACAGGAACAAAAACCGTCATCCGGCGGTTTTCGTTACACAAAACGCTCATCGAGATGTCCATATGTATTAAGGAGAGGCCTCCAGCATGAGTCGAACCAGGAAGGAATCACTCCCCAGGCTCGACGAGGATCGCTTTGTGCGGGATGTCCTGGACGGCCAGCTCGGTCCGGCGGAACTGGCCGACAAGTATGGCAGGAGCCTCCTGCAAATAAGCGCCGTGCTGGCGGGCCGCAGGCATCGGCGCATACTCCGCCGCATCGATCAAGCCCTGGCCTGCGAGTGCCGCAGAACACTGTGGCGGCTGGTGTTGCTTCAGGGCGAGGCGATAAAGGCACTGGAAAACGCCGTCAGAAGCCAGCCGGGAACCGCGTCCCTTGCGGCCGCCAAGGAGATACTCAACCGCTCGATGGATATCGAGCAGTCAGGTGCGGGCATGGCCGCGCAGAACTCAGCGGACAGGCCGGCGGCGCGTGAGGGGCCGCCAGGGCCCGTCAGGCTCCCGCAGGAAGCCAAGCGGCGCATCCTCACCGAGCTCGATGGCCCGCAGCCGGAGGCGTGATTGCCCCCGGCTCACTCGACGCTGACGGTCAGCGACCGGCCGTTGCGCTGGCGGAGCTCCTCGAACAGGTCCCGCGTGTTGATCGAGGTAATGCCTATGCAGCCCTCTATCCCGGGAATGCTGCCGTTCGGATGGATGCCCAGGTTGACCTGGCCAAGCCGCAGTGACCAGCCGAAGCCCGTGCGGTCCTTGTACGCGGGGAAGGCGTACTTGTTGTTGAAGCCCACCCCCTCGACCTGCTCCGTGCCGGTCATCAGCGACCCCGGCCAGACCGAATAGAAGCCCGGAGGCAGCGACTGGAACTGCGTGGTGCCCGCCACTGCACCCCAGGTCCTGCCGAAGGCGGTAAGCGTGCCCTTGCTCTTACTGAAAACGAGATCTGCCATGGTGCGTTCTCCTTTTCTCATGCAACCTCAGCGACGGCCAACGAGCAATCCTTACTGCCTTACAAAGATACCCACGGCCGCCTGCTATGCCAAGCAAGAATGATATGCGGTGAAATGTGGTGAAACGAAGGGACCAGGTCATTGTCAGCCAAACCGCCCTGTGCCCGAGATGACATCTGGCTCTACGTTCAGAAGCACCTCGGCGTGCGGCTGCCGCACAAGGCTTTCACGCCCGGCCACTCGACACCGCTGGACTTCGTGACCGACGCCCTGCAACGGCCCGGCGCCGACCTGGCCGTCTGGGCAAACCGCAGCGGCCTGAAAACCCTCTCGGCCTCGATCGTCGCGGCGATGGAGTTCCGCTTCTCGCCGGTGCCGCTGCGGGCCCGAGTGCTGTCCGGCAGCGAGGACCAGGCGCGGCACCTCTACGCCTACTGGGCCCAGTGGTGCTCTCGGCTGCTGGGCGACCTCCTTGCCCAGGAGCCAGGCCGGCAGCTTACGCGGCTGGAAAACGGCGACATGGAGATCCTCGCCGCCAGCCAGAAACGGGTCCGCGGGGCCAAGGTCCAGAGGCTCTTCCGTGACGAGGTGGACGAGATCGACCCCGACGTGCTCGCCGCGTCGGTCGGCATGCTCGCCAGCCGCCGAGGCGCCGCCGCGCGGACGATCGACACCTCGACCTGGCATCACGCCGGCGGGCCGATGAGCCGCCTGGTTGCCCAGGCCCACCAGCGCGGCATACACCTGCACAAGTGGAACATCTGGGAGACCGTCGAACGCTGCGAGCCTGATCGCCACGACAACGGCCGAAACTGCGGCTCGTGCCGGCTCGCCGGGCCGTGCGTGGCAAAGGCACGGCAGTATCACGGACAGCCCGACCGCGCACTGGGCATCGCCGCCGACGCTTGCGGGGTGCTGGCCATTGACGACGCCATCAAGCAGCTAAACCAGTGGTCCGCGCAGCAGTGGCAGGCCGAGGCCGAATGCCTCAGGCCCAGCCTCGAAGGGCTGATCTACCCCGCGTTCGACCGCCGCGTCCACGTGGACCGCGAGCTTGTCCTCCGGCCGGACCTGCCGACCTGGCGGGCCATAGACTGGGGCTTCAACGAGTTCGTCTGCCTGTGGATCCAGGCCGACAAGGCCGGCAACGTGTACGTGGTGGATGAGTATTGCAGCCGGCACGCGACCACGGCCGACAACGCCCGCGGCGTACTGGCCCGCCACGAAAACCTCCGCGTCGAGGCCACGTACTGCGACCCGGCCGGGGCCAGCCGCAACGACCAGACCGGCTACAGCGACGTGCAGGTCTTCGAGGCCATGGGAATCCCATGCACCTACGCGACCTCGCCGTGGGCAAGGGAGGTCCGCAACGGGATCAACCTGCTGCGGTCATACCTCCAGCCGGCGGCAGGCCCGCCGCGGCTGAAGGTCGCCGCAAGCTGCACCCGGATCATCGAGGCATTCGAGACCTACCGCAGCCGGCAGGTCAACGGGCAATACGTGGACGAGCCCGTAAAACCCCAGCCGTGCGACCACGCGATGGACGCGCTGAGATACTTCGCCGTCAACAGATGCGCCCCGTCGCGCACCGAGACCCGGCGGATGAGCTATGCGTGAAGATGGTAGCCGGTAGCCCGTAGCCGGTAGCCGGTAGCCGGGAAAAGCGAACAGCGGAACCCGTATATTCGGAACCTGGAACCCGGTATCAGCAGATTCTTGTTCCGCCGTTTCTTGCCGCTGCGGGTTCTATGTTCCGGGTTCCCGGTTCCGCCGTTCGCTTTTCCCGGCTACCGGCTACAGGCTACCGATTACCATCACAGGGAGATCAAATGGACCCCGACTTCAACCCGTTCGATGAAGGGCCGCTGGCGCGGCTGCACAGGCCCAGGTGGCAGCTTGAGACCGACGCTGCCGAGATGACCCTCGACGTGCTCGAGCGCGGAACGTACCTGCCGCGGTTCTCGCCCAGCGAGCACGACGACGACTACGCCTACCGCCGCCAGATGTGCGTGCCGCTGGACATGTGCCGCGACGGCGTGCGCATCCGCGTGGACAACCTCTGGCGGACCGCTCCCAAACGCACGGTCGATCCGGCAAGCCGGTACCGTGACATCATCGAGCCTATCATCCACGACGCCGACGGCGACGGCATTTCGCTCGACGCGTTCATGCGGCGGGCCGTGTGGAACCATTATGTCACCGGCGTTGACATCGTCACGCAGGTGGCCGACGCGCCGCAAGGCGCGGAAATCCGCACGCGGCGCGACCAGGCCGCCTTGGGCGTCCGCCCGTACTTCATGCAGTTCACCCCGCTGGAGCGCCCGGACTGGGCCTGCAACGGCTCGCGGAATTTCACGTGGGTGCGCTACTGCCTCGGCCGGACCGCTTCGGCCGACGAGTTGGCCGGCCAGGGCGGCGAGTCCGCGGACTTCCTTACACTCTCGGCCGACGGATACCGGCTGTGGCGCGCCTCTTGCCAAAAGAGCCCAAAGGGCTCAAGCGGCAGCCAGGGCGGCGACGGCGACGACGCGTCCGCTGACGTGGTTCTCCTGCGAGAGGGCTCGCATCCGCTGGGCCAGGTGCCCGTGGTCAAGTTCTACTTCTCGGAATCGCAGAAGCCCGGCTGCGGCGGCGTGCCGCTCTCGCTGGTCACCCGGCCGGCCCTCGTGGCCCGCGTGGCCATGAACCTCAAGAGCCAGGCCGACTCCGAGCTCCTGGCGGCCGTGCCGAGATGGCTGGCCACGGGCTTCCAGAAGGGCGAACTGCCGGACACCTACGGCGGTGGGATGCTCATCAGCGCCCAGGATCCATCCGCGACGCTGCGGGTCGTCCAGGGCGACGTCGGGCACATCATCGAAAAGCGCCAGTGGCTGCTGCTGTACCTCGGCGAGATCCTCCGGCTGCTGAAGTTCCGCGGCGGAATGGCGGAGATAAACGCCTCTGCCGGCAGCGGCCTGAAGCTGGCCATGGAACGGACCGACCTGGACAACGAGCTTCGCGCCACGGCCTCTCAGTGCGAGCGGGCGGAACTGGAGATGATGCGCCAGGCCGTCGTGCTTGCCACGGGCGATTCCGTCGCCCCGCACGAGGCGGCCGGGCGGCTGGGTTACAGCGTGACGTACAACCGCGACTTCGTCCTGGAGCCCGTCGGAGAGATGCTCGACAACATCCGCACCTGGGTTGCCGACTGCGGGGCGGTGTCGGCGTCGCTGACGGAGGTCACACGCGAGATGACCCGCCAGCTCGCCAACATGCTCGTCCGCGACGGCTCGCCCCAGCACGAGCGAATCTCCGAGCAGATCGATACCGCCCCGTTGGGGCGGTAACGGCAGAAAAAGAAAACGGCGGAACCCGTCAAGAACGGCGGAACCAGGAACCGGGAAAAGCAGAACAGCGGAACCTGTCAAGAACGGCGGAACAAGGAACCAGGTAAAGCAAATCAGGAGAACCGGGGATACGCAGATTCTTGTTCCGCAGTTTCTGCTGTTCCGGGTTCCATGTTCCGGGTTCCCAGTTCCGCCGTTCATACCACAGCTTTTTGTCCCACAAGGGAAACCAGTCCCCATGGATCAAACTCAACCAGCACAGACTCAACCTCAACAGACTCAGGAGTTGTTTGCGGACGCATCGGCCGGCGGGCCCGGAGTGGTCTTGCCGTCCGGCGGGGCGGATGCCTCGCAAGACGCACTCGGCGAGAAGGCCCAGGTGCCCGGCGGGCATGACCCGGCCGAGCCGGATGTGGTCTCCCGCGCCGAGTTCAACAAGGTCGTCAGCCAGAGGCAGGCGGCCAAGGAGAAGGTTCGGCAACTGACGGCCCAGGTGGATCAACTGCTGGCTCGCCTTGGCCATACGTCCGAGCAGCAAGACCGGCTCGCCTTGCAGGGTGGCAAGGCCGGCCGGCAGTCGGCGGAGATGGAAAGACCCGCCGACGCTCAGGCAGCGGACCTCCAGGTTATCCAAGAGCACCTCCCCGCCCCCGTCAAGGCCGACGTTGAGGCCCTTCGCGGGCGAAAGGAAATGCTTGAAAAACGCCTGGCCAACCTGCTTGCCGACCAGGAGCTTCGCGTCGCGGCCGCACGGGCCAATGCGATCAACCCGGACCAGGTTGTCGCGCTGCTGCATGGCCGCGTGCGGATGGTCGAGACCGCCGATGGCCGATACGAGGCCCACTTCACCGCACCCGATGGCCAGGCGGCGATCGACGGCGGCAGCAAGCCGATCCGTGACGCGCGGCATTTCGTGGATACGTTCCTGGCCCTGCCGGAGAACGCCAACCTTGTCCGATCTACAGTGATCCCCGGCAGTGGCGCGCGCCAGGCCGGGGGAGTGATGACACACATGGACCCCATGCCCCAATCGAAGGCCGAGTTCCTGGCCCTGCCGCCTTCACAGCGGCTTACTGTCGCCAACCGCATGACTCGTCAGCAGCGCGACAGCATCCTGGGCCGCTCATCCGCCGACGATGGGGGCTACATCTAAGCGGCCAAAGAGAGGTCATAGGTCTTAGCTCCTAGCTCCTAGGGCGCACAGGGCGGCGGCGGAAGTTGTCTCATAATCCGCCAAACCGTTACCAGCGCAGGCAGATTCCCAACGGGCTCTGCCAACCCTACGATCCAAGAGCTAGGACCTAGGACCTTCTTTTCACGCCCGCTTAGTGACAGAACCTTTCAAATTTCAATCAACAGGAGCAATACCAATGGCACAAACCACCACCACAACCCTGGAGGCATGGGTGCCGAGCGAGCTTATCTCGGCCGACATCCTCCAGGAGACCCGGCCGAACATCGTCGTGGCCGGCCTGATCCAGCGCGAGTTCCTCGGCGCCGGGCAGGGCAAGGTCTGGGAGCAGACACAGCTTCCGACCACCACGGCCGCCGGCGTTAACGAGGACGCCGACCTGGCCGCCGTGGCCCGCACCCCGGCTACCACGGCCTCCATCACCATCGGCGAGGTCGGCCTGAGCACCGAGGTGACCGACCTGGCCCTCGAGACGGCCATCCTCAACGACCTGTCCGTCTGGGCTCGGTCCAGCGGCCGGGCCATCGCCCAGAAGGTCGACGGCGACCTCTGCTCGCTGCTGGCCGGGCTAAACAGCTCCGGCTCGGGGGCCGTCGGCACCAGCGGCGCCGACCTGACCGTCGCCAACTTCATCGAGGCCATCTATACCCTCGAGCTGGCCAACGCCCCCGGCCAGAAGGTCTGCGTCCTGCACCCCGTCCAGAAGATGGACCTGTTCAACGCCCTGACCGACGCGTCGAACGGTGCGGCCGTGTTCACCAACCTGCCTGAGCTCGTCCGCGAGGGCCGGCTGCCCGAGGGGCTGACGACCAACGGCTTCTGGGGCGTCTTCTGCGGCGTGCCGATCTACGTGACCAC